GTGTAATAACAAATAACAATTTACAAAAGGTAGAATCAGCAATCAAAGGTTATGTGTCTATTGCTATTGCAAGCACAACCGACTCACTTGCTACATCAGATGGATCTACCACAGACGAACAAAGTAACGCCATAATTAAACTAACAGGCACACTTACGGGTAATACGACCATGCAAAGTGAGGCTGTAGAAACATGGTATATTGTTGATGATGCAACTACACATGGTGGTAATACACTAGGATTTAAACCAGCAGGAGGAACTGCTGTTAATTTAGTAGAGGGTGCAAAGCACATTTTGTATTCTGATGGTTCTACTATGTTTGACGTATTAGCTGATGCTGGTAACGTAAAAGCAAACGGAACACTAACAGTTTCTGGTAACACATCTCTTGACGGTGGTACTTTTGTATTTAACGAGTCATCTGCTGACTTAGATTTTAGAATCGAGGGTAACGGCGATGCAAACTTGTTCTTTACTGATGCAGGTAACGACAGGATTGGTATAAAAACAAACTCACCTTCAACAGAACTTCATGTTGTCGGTGGTGTCAAAGCCACGGGTGCGATAGACTTTGACGGCGGCGGATTTACATTTAATGATTCTGGTGCCGCTCTTGATTTTAGAATAGAGACAGATACTTTAACACATGCTTTCTTTGCAGATGGTTCTGCCGATAAAATAGGTTTTGGTACATCATCTCCGACAAGTGCATTTGTTACAATAGATCAAGCAAGCTCTACAGGTGCGATA